ATGAAAGAGGTCAACGAGGTACTGAGGAAAGAGATTGTCTGCCCCGTAATTCACGAAACCTTCGCGGCTAGCAGTCTCTGCGTAGCTCCGCTCTTGGTATTGGTTGAGTTGTATTAATTCCATTACTCGTAATATATAACGTTATCGGGGATTGTGATGTCTGGGATCGTGTAACCTGTCGCGCCGACTACATTAAGCGTCCCTTGCTCAAGCAAACCAACTACCGAAGCATCGGTAGCCACGAGGTTCGTTGAGCTGTTTTGGCCGTATGCTTTATACGTATAGAACCCCGTTTCAGTTAAGAGGACACGGCTTGCCGTTCCGAGAGGTTGGTTCGTGTAGACGCTGATTTTTGTATATCGAGCGTTGTCGACTTCTACATCTCCAACAAAGGCGTGTTGATCCGTGCTTGCCATGTTCTCCAAAATTATTAAATAATGGGTAAACGGGTCGAGGTCTTTTTTCATCTCCTGAAGCGTCAGGTAGATAAATTGCTCGGTGGCTGAATTGGGGTTGAGGTGTATCATTTGAGAATAAAAAAGGGGAGGACTTGCGCCCTCCCCCGTCCTTTTAACCTAAAACCAAAAAGGAAAATCAAACAACAGTCGTAAACGTGAGGAGCGAGTCTGTAGATGAAACGAAAGGAGCTGGAATAGCTTCTTCCGCTGTGAATTGCAACTGATAGCCGTTAAGGTCACCCTTTGCCGTTCCCGTTCCTACTGTGCCTCCCGTCGCTTCCGCTCCGGTCGTGTGACCCATGAGGATATAATTATCGTTGTTGTCTTGAATTATGATAGACAAACGACCCTTCATGAGTTCGTAGATTTCCGTATTATCTACCGCGAGAAGGTTGGGCATAGTCAACTCCACGACTTGCGAGAAGAAGACAGTACCATTCTCAACGGAAGAGGTAACGGTTTGTTGAAACGATCCCGTGTTCTTGGTGAGTTCGAAATTCTTGAATACAACGGCAGTAACACCGTCGCCATCTGCTCCCGCTCCGGGGATAACTCCTGAGGCAATAGTACCCCATTCGTCGGCCTCGAATTGAGCAATCCAAACCCTTTTGATTCCTCCAATTTTATCTTTACAGGGGAAGGAACGCCCCGAAACTGTAATACTACAAGCCATATTTTGAGGAATTAAGGGGAGGGATTTAAAGCCCCTCCCCGATTAATTAGGATGTGCGGGCGGCAAAAGCCAAAGAACCAGCGTCGACAATCTGAACGCCTGCGCTGAACTTCATGATGATTCGAGTAACGTCGTCACCCGTAATGCCAATCAAGTTCAAGACGGCCGCTTCGATGTGATCCGTCAAAAGGTCTGTTCCGAAGTACAGGTTCTCCTTCTTAGAGAAGATGAACGTATCGTTAGGCATTCCACCCGGCGTGATGATTTCATAACCGTTAAAGAAATTAGCGGCTTCTGCGGCGTGGAAAGTCAACTCAGCAGTACCAGCCAAAGCCGTGTAATAGAGTTGCTTCATCGCTCGGCTCATATACAACTTAGTGTCGGGGTCTCCCGCCAAAACGTCTGGAATAGCCGCCGAAAGGGTTGTCAAACGTCCGAGGATATTTGCCGCGCTTGTTGCACCTGTCAACGCTTGGTCAACCGTTGGGTTGGCGTTTACGATTTTGTTGCAAATACCGGGATAGTTGGTGTAAGTTCCACTCGTTGCAGTTACTGCGCTATCTGTGAAGTCAAATTGACCCTGCCACAAGTTGCGTTCAACTCCTTCGGCAACCTTTGCGGCTACGTACTGAGCGGCGAACGCTTGGAAGTCAGCAGGTGAGTTTGACGATTGACCGCGCATCTGCTCGGCTTCCCATGCAGTACGGAGGTCTCTGTTGCAGACTTGCTCGTTTACCTGAAGAGCTTTTGTCTCAAGAACAACGTCGTCCAACGTCATTGAGCCGGCAGCGTTTGAGAATTCACATCCTGCGTCTTGCAAAGCAACACCGCCAAACTTGCGGAGGTTGGCTTTGTATCGGACATTTTCGAGAACCTCGACGTAACCATTTGCAATGGTATCGCCAGAGAGAATGGCAGGAGCGACGTAAGGTAGAGCCGCGGTTCCTGCGTAGTTTGAAGTAATTGCTAAATCAGCCATTATAGAGAGAATTGATTTTGGATCGCGGCGATGCGCTCCTTCATTGATAACTTGGTCATGTCGACAGGAGCTTTTACCTCCATCTTAGGTGCGCGAGAGATTTTAGCTGAAGCGGTTTTGCTCAACTCGGTGATCTTCGCGTCTCGCTCTTTGATTTGAGAGCTGAATTCTTTTTTCACTTGAGCAACTGCCTTAGCGATTAAAGAAACGATTTCTTCGCGGCTCATTGCTACCTCTTCGACAACTGCTTCGGGAGCGGCTTCGGCGGGTGCTTCCTCTACCTCTTGCATCTCAGAAACGACACCGTCGACAACGACGAGAACCACGCCATCGGCGAGGGTATAGCTTCCGTCTGGGAGAGGGATTTGTTCGCCTTCGTCATTTACTACGAAAACAGAAACACCGACGGCAAAGGCTTCCGCGTCGGTTTGGATTTCTTGCCCGCTGTCAAGCGTAGCAGTTGCGAAAGAAGTCTCTTTCTCTTTCTTTTCCTCTTCCTTTTCTTCGACCTCCAGTTGAACGGAGTATTTTTCGAACAAGTCAGAGATGCGTTCTTTTATAGACATTATAAAGGGATTTAAAATAATAACGGTTTACTGCGGTCGTTCCTTACTTCGTAGCATTTTTTCGAGGTAGTCGAGTCCGAGTTCTACTTCGATAGCCGAAAGAAGTTCTAATTCTTTGAGCTTGGATTCTGACCAGCGAAGAGCCGCCTTTCCTCCCCAAGCCATATACATAAGATAGCCGCATCCGTCAGAGAATGAACTCGAAGAATCCAGGTCGGCTTCGTGACGGCTCAGATAAGACCTCATCCGCTTAATGGTCTCGATAGATATCGCCTCACCTTTTGCGAGTTGGTTTGCTCGTTGTTTGCCTACGTCAGTCCCACACGAACCCCACCCGTTATTCTCGGCGTATTCTAAAGCCTTCTTAGCGTTGTTCTTCACCCCGTCGGGATAATCGCTGTACGACTCCATAACTACGCGCTGTCCCTCTTTATATCGCTTGTCCTTTTTGACGGTAGCCTTTGCGAGTTCGTACTTATTGGCGAAATACCCCTCAATAGAGAAGCCTTTCACCGCGCCTTCCTTAACGAACTTCTCCCATATCGCGTCGTTCTCTACCTTCATCGAAACCATCCAAGTTCCTACGGGTACATCGAGGCCATACATCCGCGACTTGTCTTGCTCTCCTTCTACGATCCAACTCTCCACGAGGTGCAAGCCGTTGATTTTATGCTCGTGTTCGAGCGTGGCGTTCGCCTGGTTGCCGTTCTTGAAGTAGAGTTCCATCGCCCTTCGGACGGTCTTCTTTGAAAAATAGACGTAGTATTCCTCTTCGCCCGTCTTTCGATAGATAGGTTTATCGGGAATAAGAGCCGCGCCCATAATGAGCCGCTTCTCTTCGTCTTGCGTTTTGAATTGGAGTTGCTGGTTCTTTAGGGCGACCCAATCGCTTTCTATGGCGGGTTGCTCTACGAGAGATATCGCGTCGATACCGTACATCTCCGCTTCTTCGTCTATTATGAGTTCTAGTATGTTCATCCTACAAGTGACGCTTGGTCGTTTATTCGTTGGTTTGCCTGTTGGCTGTTGCTTACTTCTGAAGAGACAACGTAAGTCCGGATACCCGTCTGCCCTGCTCCACCTCCTAGGAATCCGAGATCGAGTTGCGGGGCTGTTGGCACGGCTCCGCCTCCTCCCCCTCCTCCCCCTCCGGACGGGGTTTTTACTTTGGCGGGTGCTTTGAATTTTGACCTCGCTATCGTTGCAACTTGTGCGGCTCCAAAGGCTCCTGCAAGCACCGCTTGAATAACGGGATACGCAGGATTTAAGAGTGTTATAGGACTTCCTTGCGCTGTTTTGTATGCGTTTATAACTCCTTCGGTCGCTGATGCTGTAGCACTCGCAAGGCTCAAAGCCTTTTGCACTTTGAAACTTCTCTCTGCATCTTTTTCGTCTTGAGAGGCGAACGCCTTTCCAAGTGCCTCGATAGCTTGAAATGACTGTGAGGCAAGTCGAAGCCTCATGTCGTTCGTCATGCTTATCAGCTCTCGCCTTCTCTTTTCCGCGTCTTCATCAGCTTGAAGTGCTTCGTCTTTTTTTGCTTGCTCCTCGTCGAGTAGCCGCGTAAATTCATCCGACGAAGCCTGAAAATTGGCTCTTCTTTGCTCTTCTAGCTCTTGTTCCTTTCGGAAGTCGTCCATGGCAAAATCCATCGAATCCGCGAAGTAATCTTCTTCGGCGTCAAGGAGGTCGTCGAAATACTGTTCGACATCGAACTTCTCTTCTTCTAGGATTTCTTTCCCTTTCTTTTGGGAATCCCTTTTCTTTTGCTCGTAGTCTTCAAGTTTCTTATTTATTGCGTCTTGCAACAACTCTTGTTGAGGTAGTAGCTCGTTGAGCTTCTGTTGATCTTGAGCAATTAAATCAAGCCAATACTGTTGATCTTTGCTTCCTTCCGCAGACGCTTCGGCGTTTTGCTTGTAGGTTTCTGAGTACTGGGTTATTCCAGCGATTTCGCCATTTATTTTCCTTAACGCTTCCTCTTCTTTCGCGACTAATTCAGCGCGTTCGTTTGCGGCGGCGAGATTTGGATCTAAAAGTTCTGCGCTGTCTTCGAGGAGGTTTTTTAGTTTCGTTTCTTCGGTTACTTGAAGAATCGTTATGTCGAGTTGGTTCTGCCTTAGTTCTTCTTGCTTCGCAAGCAAGGTTTCCTCGTCGCCTTGTTCCTTCGCGAGGAGGATTTCTTTTTCTAGAAGGTCAGAGGTAGTGACTAAGCTAGTAGCTCGAAGCTTGTTAATCTCTTCGACTGACTTCCCTTCCGCTTGAGCGATTTCTAAGTTGTCGCTTTGCTTTCGCTTTATCTCGCTCAACAAGTTCACCTCTTTCGAGAGTGAATTCTCGATAGTTTTATCCTTGAAGAAGTTCGTGATTGTATCCCAATTCGCTATGACTTCCCCAAGGGCTACAACGAACAGCCCAATTCCCGTTGCCGCGAGTGCGGCTTTCGTTCCCTTTAGCCCAATGTTTAAAGCCTTCGCCCCGTTTCTTGCCGACTGAAAACTACTGGCTAACCCAGTCAATTTCGATGTCGCCCCTCCAGAGGCGGTATCAAGTAACTCTAGAGATGCCTTTCCTCGGTTTCCAAGCTGGTCGATTTTTTGACCCGAAGAATCTACCGCCGCATCAAGTTTCGAGGTGTTCGCGTCTAAGTTTAAGATGTAATCTTGCTCACGAGCCATATCAGCGGGGTTAGTGTTATTGAAATAATACAAGCCACGAGGAACCAATCCAAGACCTTAAACCAAAGCGGGACGGTGACCTTCTCGCCTTTGTTTTGGAGGAGTTGAATCGCCTCTCCTATATAACGATGGTTGTCAAGATTCCTCATTGCTCAAAAGGTTGGTAACAGCGTTGATTCGTTTCGTTGTAGATATATCCGTACTTCGTGCAACACGAACTGAGGTTTGGGCTTAGTTGATATACTTGGGTGCCTGCGGCGTTTTCAAAGCGAATCTGTCCGTTCGATTTGTCGATAGATATGGGAAGCCAAGTGCAGTCGCGAATATCCCCCAAGACCTTAAGCATCTCCACCTTCACGAGGTCTTCACTTGTCGCGTCATACGAGATAGATAGGATCCTCCAATAGGTGTCCTTTATGTAGATCTTATCTGAGAATTCGAACGTCGCTAATTCGGAGCGCGTAAGCCGGAAGAAGGCGGTCAGTTTCCGAGCATCCGAAGAATACAGTTCGTTTACGAACGGTCTCCAATACTTGTAATAAAGCGTATTTAAGGGGCTCGCTTGGATGATGTGGAACGGGCGCTCTGGACCGAAGCTCAAGTCTTTATTCGATACGTTCGCATCCAATGAGGAGTATTGAGAAAATACCGGGTATTCGGTAGCGGGTACCGTTGCCGTATTTGTATCGTTTTGATAAAACAAATCTCCGTCAATAAGGCTATTCCAATACGCCAAGCGCGGGAGAGGTTTTTTCAGGCTCTTGTCTGTTTCGGTTGTATTCAACAACATTCGGTGAACCAGATAACCCGTTTGCGGAATTCTTGAAACGACGTGAGGGGCGAAGGGCGACTTTATTTCTTTGTTTCCTGAAGCGAAGTCGTTTCCGGGATCATCTACACGATAGCGACCGTAAACGCGGGAGGTACTTTTGAACACCGCCTCGTTTAAAACATCCTTTCCTTGTGAGTGTGTCCAGTCGTAGCGCCTCGCTTGAAGGTCGGTTGTTGGTTGGATTTGTATATCCTTTGAGAGGTCTATCTTATTCGTCCAATCCTTTTGGCTTCCGGAAGCTAGGTAGTCGGTAAAGGGTTCAATTTGTAGGTGCTTGGGGTTGTTTCTGTCGGGGATGAATACCAGATTGAACATCTTTTGCAAACCAGACACGAAATCGATTTGCTTAATCTCCGGCAGGTTTTCAGTCACGTTAATATTTACGCCAATCGTCGAGATATAGGCTACCTGCCACCACGTCGTAAGGTTGCTTATTTCCGTGCCCCCGTCAAGCGTCAGAGGGTGAGAAGAGTTGCCCACTACGTATTGAAATTCTACAGTATCGCCCTGCTCCATAACGAACTCTGGAGAAAGTAGGGCGTGCGTTATGTCGTTGAATTCCGGGCTTTCGAAATCGTCTATAAACGTCCACAGTTCACTTCCGTTTCTAGAGAGTCGCATGGAAACGAAGTCTCCTGTATCGTGGTCTAAGCGCCCGTATACGTTCACCCTAAAGCGATAATAAGCGCGGTGAGGCACGGTGTACGTCGTGCCGCTTGTGAAGTTGTTATTTTGATCGTAGAAAGGAGTGCTTTCGCTAAACGCCGTTATGCTCGTAAAATTAGGATGCGCAGTTAACCCGGTTAAATTACTGCTTAAGCCTACGAGCATTTGATCGATAGAGAAATCGGTGTCGTCGTTGCTTGCTGGTGTAAGTAGCCCGTTATAGAGGCATAGGTACAAGTTGTCTTCGTTGTCGAAGAAGTTCGAATCATACGTATATCCCGCCCCTCTTAGAATGGTCTGAAAGAGTGCAGAAACTCGAAAGTAGGGCGTAAAGTCTGCGTGTTCAAGTGGGTTTGAAGATGTCCAAATATTGGAATAAGTCCAGTTTAAACCTTTATCTGGTAACCCGTAACGAATGACCCCGTTTGATAAAGTACCCGCCCAACTGGCCTCAAGGTTTGTAGCGTTCAAATCGTGGTCATACGTCGATAAGTCGAGGTCTGTCAGCATCCCGTCGCCGATATCCCGCGAGAGGTTGGCCGTCTCCCCGAAGAAAACGATTTCAACGTCTGCATATTTACCCTTCTGCACGTACACCCCCTTCACCTGAATGAAGCCGCGCATTATCGGGAT